GATACGCAAGAACAACCTTGTCTCCGCATATTGCGGCTTGCGGCCAGAAGGTTTGTTCAAGTGACCATGCAACATGCGCGGGATTGGCAGATGCAAGTTCAAACTTGTCGATCATCCAGATACCATTTGCGCCATCCCAAATTCGCACATAGCCCTTATAGTAGCTTTCAGTGGCATCAAAAACCATACCACCGTACAGAGCAAATGTGCCAGTTGACGCCACAGCTACAACCAGTGTGTCTGGTTGGTTGTAGCTGTGGCTTATCGCCTCATATGGCCAAGCATCTATCTCCGTCGCTACTGGAGTTTCAACTGAAAAGTCCATCGAGATCATCACGTATTCTGTGCCATTGTCGTAAACGGCGAGGAGGGTATCTTTATCCCACATGGCGATGAGCGGGATATTGTCCCCATCGTCAATAATGCAGGTTTTTGGCGCTGTTGCTGGACTTGCAACCTGATACTGGTTGAATATATATTCGTTTGCCTCGCCAGTTGGAGTAACTGTGTAGATATAGTCATCACTAACACAGTGCTGAATGGCTGCGTAGCCCGATGGTGTTGCGGCAACCTGTGTTTTCGTCATGGCTGTGATTCCGGCTAGGGACCTGACCATCTCTCCAGGAACTTCCAGAGTTGCTCGATAGGACATCTGTGGCCCACCAGGATTTCTAACAATGCCATCACAGACCATGACACCTTCCCCCTCATAAGTTCCATAGACATGCACATCCCCATAGTACAAGCCATAGACCTTAGTGTACTCGAGATAAACATATCCGGCAGTCCGGTACACTGCCCAAGCACTAATACCCTCGCCAGACAAGAAACAATTGCTTACTCTTGTAGTCGCAGTGACAGTTGACATCAAGCCAACTGCACCACCAACCCCGCAGTTTGATGCCAACACATCACAATCACTGACCACTCCCAGGTACTTCTTTGAGCCAGTGAGAGCGACAAGCTGACTGAAGCTAGTTCCCGCATTGATCATAGAAACCTTAGTTACTTTGCATTTTTCCCCCATCGTCAGGTGACCGTAAATAAAACTTGTCTCCCTGCTATCCCCTCGGATCGTGATGCTGTCCGGCATCACCACGTCCATCGTCAGCTGGATAACCGGCAGAACGATCAGGTCGTCGTCGATGCAATCGTCCAGCGCATCCTGCATACCTTCCTCGTTCGCCGGGTATGCTGCCACGATCTCGCCGCTGTGGTAGCGCAGGATCCCGCTGTAATCCGGATCAACCTGTTCCGAGTTCACCGGCGCTGGTGGGATTGGCTTTACCTCCGGCTCGGCTGCCGGCATGGCCGCACCCGTGAGCACGATCGGCGACCCGGAGATAAAATCCACCTGGACCTTCTTCCCTGGCTCAGGCTTCACCCCGGAATACTTCAGCCCGGTCATCAGCTGCCCGTTTTGCGCCAGGCGCACGCTGCAGAAGCTTCCCACCGCATCTACCACGGTCGCAGCCAGGCTGTAATCCTTTGCAGTATCCCGCACCCGTTTGCGGAATGGCGTCAGCTTATTTTCACTCATGGACGATTCCCTTCCAGCTTCATGCTCGGCCTGGCGCCGCCGGTATAGGCTATACTGTCAACGATGAGCGTCGCATCGTACCCAACCGCCGCCCCGGGCGTGATCACCCAGGCCGATACCCGGTCATACATCTCAATTCTTGGATCGATGGGACCGCTCGCCATATATCTCACCGCTGCCTGGCGTCCGTTTTCCAGCAGCTTCTGCCCTACCCGGATCGCTCCCGCCCCTAGCTCGGGCGCACGCACCAGCCGGGTCATCAGCCCGAATTCTTCCAGAGCTGCCAGGTCTGCCAGCGCCGCCAGGCGTTGGTGCATCACCAGCGCATCCGATGCCGAACCGCTGGGCAGGCTGCGCACTTTCTCGAATGTGGTTGCCCGGTAGAGTTGCACGTCGTCTGCCGGTGGATCGTAGGCGTAGCACACCACCCCATCATACGTTGACCAGACCCTGATCGGCTTTTGCCCTAAAACGCTGCTGGCTGCATTCAACATACTGTTCTGCAGGTCGATATCCAGTGCATCCCGGCAGTCGTACAGCTCCGCTACCAGCCCATTGCTGATCGTGATCCCCGAGCTGCCCGATACTTCGATGCTCGGCTCGATCTCGTAATGCACATAAGTCAGGAAGAACGTGTACAGCCAGGCGTCATCCAGGAACACCGAGAAGGCGTCGTCGTGCCCGGTCACCTGCAGCCTGGCAGGTCCTGCCGGGTAATCTGCCTCGAACCGGTCGATCTCGCTCCCGTTGGTATCCAGCAGCGCAAGGCGATATCCATCCGCCAGCCTGGTTATCTCCACTGTGCTCTCCGGGCTGCTCAGCGCTCCATCCGCTGCCGTCACCGCCGTGTCGGTCTTAATCCGGATTAAATCTCCGGTCTCCATCTCCGAAAGGGTGAGCTGCACGTCGAAGCTACCTACCTCGAAGTCGTAGAACTCAGCCATCAGCGCGCCTCCCAGGCCGTAGCCAGGCTGTGGCTGGCCGTAGTGATATCGCCCGGAAACTCAGCCGTCGCACGGCAGACCCTGGCGATCCAATCCAGCGCCTCCCGGTCGGTCAGGTGCTTACCGTCCACGATCGCTGCGAACTCGAATATGCTGGCTGCGCTGGTCTCGCTGTTTACATAGGCCACCGTACCATAGCGGTGCGTTGTTTCCTCGCCGCTGATCCGCTTCAGACCCAACAGCACGTCCGTCAGCCAGATGCGCACGCTTTTGCCGATCACATCGGCGTTGGCCCGGGCGCAATAGAAACGCCCTCGATTGCGCAGGAAAACCTTGACCTTGTGCGTTGTGATGAAAGGCTTGAAATCCACCAGCCCGATCGTCCACACGATTCCTGTATCGGTCGCCAGGTACTTCCCCTGGAAATCCGTTGCATGTGTGCTGTTACTGACCCACTCGAAGCGCAGGAACTCGGTCGCATTGCCCTCATAATGCTTGCCATCGTTGGTGTAGGCGTATGGACCGCTCACGTTACGTCCCTGGTACGGCCCGCCAACTGATGTTGGAGCTGCGCCCTTGCTGGTGTAGCTGTAAATACAGTCATCCACTCGGATTTGACCTGAAGCCGGGAAGTCATCGATCTTATGCGCCAGCGGTAGAATCCCGACCCCATCTGTCGCTTCCAGGTCAAGGCCGGTGATCTTGACGTATGCCCCGTCGTTAAAAGCATACAGTCCCACGTGGCTGATCTGGTCGTCCACCAGCAGCGCCCCGTCCGCCTCCGTCCATTCGTACTCCAATGTCGGCGCCCATTGGTTGGTCGAGCTACTTTTCACGTACACCCGGAATAGCCCGTCCTGGTAGCGAAGCATGATCCAGCCCATTGGCGTTGGAAACGCGTAACTTTCTTCCGCCAGTACGCTCTCATCTCCCGCACGTGCGGCGACGAGCTGCACCTTCGTAGCGCTGGCCCTGGCAGCCACGTAGTTCAGGCCGTCCGAAGCCAGGCAGATCACGCCGGCGTAGGCGCTGTCGCCTTCCACTGCCATCTTCAGACTGACCTGGCAGCCCAGGGCATAATACGGCTGCTGGGCGAATTGCACCACCGGTATCCCGATCCGCTGCAGCGCCTGGCCGTCTTCAGGTACGCCGGCTTCGTTATCCACCTGCACGGTCTTCCACGAATCCCGAAACGACCGCACTTTCGTCATGATCGTAGGAATTTCCACCCGCTCAGGAATGAACACAGTTTCAGCCGTGTTCGGCGTGCGTGTGTTTGAGAATACCAGCCCGATCTTCTTGATCCGGTCGCCGGCCTGCAGGCCGGCATTGGCTTCTAAGACTACCGGGTAATCCCCTGCTCCCGTGGCTTTCCAGGTCTGCGGAAAGTGATCCACGTGCCCGCTCGCTGGCGTATCCACCTTCACCACCACATCCGCAGCTTCCCCCTCCCGCTGGATATACAGGTTCACGTAGATCGCATCGTTCGGCGCCAGCGGATCGCTCGGGTTATCGTCCAGCGTCTCCCCATCCTCGCTCACCGATGGCTTTCCCGACCTGCTCCATCCGAAGCAGTGGATCTCGAACGGCAGCGCCTCGATCTCCGGCAGTTCGACGATATCCAGTTCTTCGTCAAGCTCCGGCGTGGTAAACTCTTTTACTTCGCTGGCGTTGTGCGTCTCATGGTCTATCTGCCCGTTTCCCCAGAAATCCACCGCCAGCGGGAACAACACGAAACCATCCTCGCTCGCCAGGTCGAAGTTATCCAGTTCTGCCAGCGTATCGTGCAAGAATTCTTTGCCATGCTTCCGCAGCGCGAACGGATGCGCCATCTCTAACAACTTACCATCCGAAAACGATACAAGGCTGACCGTCAGGCTGCGGCTCCCGCTGCTGACCGCCTCACGCACTTCCATCACTATGCAACGGGCCGCCAGGAATTCTTGCATTGGCCCATCCGGGACCCGCACACCGAAATAAACATCCACCACGTCGCCCACCAGCACCTGGTCGGCGTCCTCGTTCGTATCGAAAGGAATTGTCACATCGAACATCTGCCCGAAACTGACCTGCGCCAGGATGCAATCTCGAAAATCGTACCCTTTCACCACGCCGTCGATCCCGAAATGCGACTCTTGTGCGAACCACCGGTTGGCATCTGAAAACACCAGGCCTGCCCCGATCCCGTACCGGCTGTCCGGCGTTTCGCTGTAACCGGCTAGGAAGCGCAGCGCCATGCTGAATGTGTCTGTATCCTGCCCGCCGGCCACGGTAGTGGTGCGGTCCATCGCAAATATCCGCCCATCCGTGCTGTACAGCAGCAGCGTGTAGAACACGCCCGCCGTGAACGACCCATCCCGATCGTAGCGGTAAAGCATCCCTGTCAGGTAGATCGCATCCCCGATCAGTAGCGCTTTCCCGGCCAGGAAGCGGCTCATGTCTGCCAGGACCGCTGTAAAGCTGTCGCTCCATGCCCCGTTGCTGCGCCGGTAGGTCACTCCCATCACTTCTCCGGTTGGAGCAGACAGGTATATAAAGACTTTGCTCTCGTACTCCACGGCAGCCGAGTAATTGAGTAGGGGCGCAAGGCTTGCGCCCACATCCGTCCCCGGCCACATAAACCGACCCTGCCAGCTTACCTCTGTCGCTGCCTGGTAATCGATCAGGGTCACCCGGATGCCCCCGTCGTCGATCCACAGGGCGACAATTTCGTCCAGACCGATTGCATGCAACGCCGCCTGGTGCGCAAAGGAATAAGTATCCCCTTCCAGCACGCACTCCGTCGTGCCTGCGTCTACCAGCGCCCGGTCAAGATCCGCACTCTGGATCGCCGCGCCGGTGCAGTAATACACCCTCAACTCGCTCTCGTTGCGCCCCTGCCGGATTGCCGGCCTGGAGCCGTCGTCGGCGTCGATGGTGATCCCGCCCACTGTCGCTTTCATCGGCTCAGAGAACTGGTTGCATACCCACAGCTCGCCGCCGTACACGAAAATGGAATAACCCATCCCGGCCACCATGCAAAAATCCTGCGCCAGCGGTGAATCCATTGCTCCGGGATCATCCGCCCACGCCGGCGCTTTCTCGGCGTTTCGCTCCCAATTCATCGCACGCGTGCGACCACCGCTCAGCCGGATTTGCACCGTGCTGGTCGCATCCTCCGCTAGAGCGTCGATGATCGCCTGTGGAATATCCGTTCTCATGGGATAACCTGTTTATCCAATTAGTATTGTTCGATCCCCAGCCGCAACTTCACACCGCTGGCCGAATACGTCCCGGTTCCCCGGCTGATCGTCGCCAGGTAGATCGATTTGATGCCTGCTGCGCCCTTCACCAGCATACCCAGGTCATTTTCCATCAGCGTCGCCACTTTCACGCCGCCCAGGTCCCGGTACTGCGCCGTGCCGATCGCTACCATACCCAGGATCGCCCCGGCGTTGGCGTCAGAGATCGACGGCGCAGCATTGGCGCTGCCCATGGCCACATTGGAGCTCAGCAGATAGATATCCATCGCCTGGCCCTGGTCATCCCCGTCGATCACCGCCAGGCTGACCAGCTTGCCTATGCCGGCATTCGTGCGCACCGCAGAAGCCACGGCTGCCGTCTCCGAGAGCACGTCGCCGTCCGCGTACTGGCTCGTATCCAGCGCCAGCGTCACGTCCACCACCGTCGCCGGTTTCCCGACCGCACCCATATGGTTCTCGCCTGCCGGCAGAGCAATCGATGTGCCAAACTTCACCGGCACCGGGTTAGCCATGCCAACATCTGCATTATTCACCTGCAGGTTTGCATTCCCGTTCAGGTCATCGTGCGTGGCCTGTTTCATCGTCTGTTCTGGAATAAACGGATCGCCGCTCGTTCCAGCGCCAGAGGACTTTAGATAAGCTTCGTCTCCCAGACCTGTTAAGATTGGAATGTTCGACATATTGCCTCCTCCCTGGCTAAATCAGCGCCAGGTACATACTGTAGTCCACGTTAGAATAATCGAGCTGTGGTAGTGAGACATCCAGCAGCTCGGCTCGAACCGCATAATACGCCAGGCTGCCATACAGGATCGTACCCTCTGGAACCGGCTCCAGGTCTCCCAACCAGCGCACCTGGTACACGCTTTCATCCATCAGCGTCAGTGTCAGCACGTCGCTGGGCGTCGCTCCCGGCATATCGTACCCGTGGAACTCTTCCAGGTCGGCCTGGTCTCCCCAATTTACGTCCAGGGAAATCTCTGGAATTAGGAAGGTAACGTCAAACACTTTCTGCGCCCGCCCGCGTGTCACATGCTTGCGACCGCTCGAAAGCGTTTCCGCCGCCTCGCTGCGCCCTGTTGCCGGCTTGAACTCCAATAGATCGAACCGCTTTATCAGCGACCCGTTGCTGTTGGATAAGGTGATGTAATCGATCATGTTAGCTGGATGGTGGGCGTGTCCGGGCAGATAGGATCAGCCAGCAGACGCCTTCGCCGCTCACCGCTGCATCGATCCACACAGACGCCAGATCGACCAGGAAGTCGAAGATAATGACCTCGCCGGCGCTCAGCTCGAACCCGTTGGCGCTGGAAACACTCGAATCTCCAACATATACGATGCCCGTGTTGGCTGCCAGCGCCTTGATGGCAACGGGGTTGCTGGTCGGTTAGTTCTTCAGTTCCCAGGGTGGGGGTATTGGTGGCAGCGCCGCTTAGAATTGTCCAGGTTGCCCCTCGCCATGGCGAAGGCAGCCCTCCATTTCCCAGGCTGGAGAAATCGACAGTATAGGGCAACGCCAATCCAGTAAGCGGATAGATTACCTGCCGGATTGTTCTATGTCTTCGCATTGCCAAAACGTTCATGTCAGCTCCTCATTCAACCTGTTTAGCACCACTTCCCGCACCGACCGACCGTCGATATTTACCGTCAGGTGTGTTTGTCCGCTTCCAGAGCCTGGCTGGTTCTTGTTCCCGCCCGGCAGGTGATCAAGCAGCGGACTTCCGCCGCCGGATACCACTGTCTCTGCCGGGCCGTTCCCTGCCCAGCTCTCCGATCCAATCCCGGGAACCAACCAGGTCACTCGCGCCATATCTCCGGCAATCGCCATCACCGCCGCGATCACGTCCTCGGCGCTGTCCATCACGCCCATCTCCAGGCCTTTCATAGCATTGACGCCATGCCGGTACATAACCCGGCTCGGGCTTTGCATCTCCAATTCGTCTGCCACGCCGCCGCTCGCCCCTTCCGCCGCAGCCCTTGCAGCATCTTCTACAGCCTGGGCGCTTTCGTCGATCCCCTGGGCGATGCCCTCTCCTATCGTCCGACCGACTTCCACCCAATCGACTTCTGTGAACGCCTTCGCTATCTCCGAAGCTGTTGTTTCTGCTGTGGTCGCCGCCCCCTCCATCGCTTTTTCGGCGTCGTCCATCCCCTGGGTAACCAGGGTGGCCGTTTCGGTTGCTGTCTCTGCTACCGTCCCGATCCACTCGTTCAGCTTCTCCAGGTCTACCTGTCCGTCGCCGGCATCCTGTGCCAGGAACTTCATCGCCTCGTCATATTGATCGACCGGCAGCTTGCCGGTTTCTACTGCGCCGCTGATTGCGGCGATTCCAGCCGCAATGCCGATGCCGGCTTCATTGGTCAGCCCGAACGATTCCTGGATGCCTGTAAGACCGCCAACATATTCCTCGAAGGTGAGCTTCCCTTCTTCGTACATCCGTTGCAGCTCCTGGATTGCCGCGCTGGCAATCGCTGCATCGATGGTGCGCTGCATCTCATCTGCCAACTTACCGACCTCTTTCGATGTTTCAGCCGCCTCGCCGCGCAGATCAGCAATCTGCTGCTTGTAGTTTTTGATAGCGCTTTTATCGCCTTCTTTCTGCGCCTGGCGCAGTTTCAATTGGAGCTCGGCGATTCTCCCGTTGATTTCTTCCTGGCGCTCCAGCAGCCGGTCAACGCCGCTTTGGTAGCTATCGAAGGCCCGGCTCCACATCTCGGACATTTGCTGCGCCATTTCGATCTGTCGCAGGGTGGCCTCTTCTGCCGCTCTTGCAGCTTCCTCAAGCGCCCGGGCATGGTCGAGTGCTGTTGTTACAGCCTGGCGCTCTGCCTCTGACAGGACTTCTACCCCCTCTTTCGCTCGCAGCGCCGCATCCGTGTAGGTGTTCTCTGCAATCGCCCCCGCTGCAAACGCCTGGTTCAGCAGATCCATATCGCTTTCTGTCTGCGCTACAGCCGGATCCAGCTCTCCGAGTGCAATCGCCAGCCGGTTGTGCGCTGCCTCCGCTTCATCCGCAGACCAACCCGCTGCCTGCAGGGCGCTGTCCAGGCCGGAAAGTATGTCGCTGGCGTCCATCGCAGCCGCAGACAGTTCATCGATCCTCTCTGCCGCTCCCTGGGTTTCATCGCCCAGAACCACCGCTGCTTTTGCTGCGTTATATTCGTCCTCCGTGATCACCATCAGCAGAAGACCAGCCTCGGTCATCGCATCGACGTACGCATCGTATCCATCGGACGTATCTAGCAGCTGCGTCGTCAGGTCTAAATTAGCCTGAGCCAGTTCCTCCGTGTTCTTTATCGATTCGTATTCGGCTTCCGAGAACGCCTCAGCTCCAAGCCCAGCCTGGGCTGCCGCGCCGGCATACTCATCATACGAATTCGCTGCTTCCACCAGGGCATGGTTCAGCACTGCTTGGTTATCCGTCAGTTCATCCTGGTTCGTGATGAAGATTCGCAGCCACGGAGGGAGTTCTTCCAACTTTTGCTGCAAGACACTCAGCCGGTCATTGTAGGCTTGCAATACCTCATAGGCGCTCTTTCCGCTATCCACCTGTCCATCGAAGAACTGTACCCATGCGTTATCGACCGCTTTTTGCCCTTCTTCGTTCGTCTTGACGATCTGCTCGTTATATTGCCAGACCACCGCGACGACCGCAGCGACTGCCACGGCCACTGCCCCCAGCGTGACCGCCAGCGAGCCGAAGCCCACTTCGAGCGCAGTCTGGAGTGTGAGACCTGCCTGCCAGGCTCTTGTGCTTTCTAAAATCATCGGCGTCAGTTTGCCCAGCATACCGATGACTCCGCTCCCTGCGCTGGCAATCCATCCCAGCCCCTTCATCGCCGGTCCTGCCACAAGCGCCATCAATCCCAGTTTCACCGTCAGGTCCCGGGTGCCTTCGTCCAGCTCCGAAAACTTGATCAGCGCCTGCGCCACTTTATCTGCCAGGCTCACGATGTCGTCGGTCAAGGGCTCGATGCCGGCGAGCATAGCCGTTTCGGCTGCGCTTTTGATCTTATCGAACACACCGCCCAGGCCCTTATTCTGCGCCGCAGCCAGGTCAGCCGCTGCCCCCTGCTCGGTAACTGCTACCTTCATTTCGTTGAATGCGTCCACGCCGCCCATCAACACCACGTTCGCTGCTCGGACGGCATCGCTGCCAAAGATCACCGCCAGCGCCGCATTGCGCTGTTCCTGTGTCAGCCCACCCAGGGCGTTCTCGAACTGACCGATGATCCCTTCCATCGAGATCATGTTCCCCTGGCTGTCGTAAACGCTGATTCCCAACTCTTTCATCAGATTTGCTGCTTTTGCCGCTGGCGCTTGCAGGCTCAGCATCATCTGCTTCAAGCTCGTGCCTGCGTCGCTCCCCTGGATGCCTGCATTTGCCATCTCAGCAATCACCGTCACCAGGTCTTCGATGGGGATCTTCGCCGATGCAAAAACAGCCGAGCTCATCTTCAGCGCATCCGCCATATCCGCAATCTCGGCGCTCGAAGCATTCGCCGAGGCCGCCAATAGATCTGCGACTCTCGTGGCTTCCGCTCCGGCCAGGCCAAATGCATTCATCGCATTGGCTGCGATCGTGGCCGCCTGTGTGTTCGAGATCTGCCCCGCCACCGCCATCTGCAAGACGCCTCTGGAAGCGCCCAATACATCGTTCACCTCCAGCCCCGCCTTGCTAAGCTCCAACATGGCCTCGGCTACGTCCGCCGCTGACGTGCCTGGCAGCGTCAGGTCAGCGCCCAGCGCCTGCGCCTGTTCCCGCAGCGTTTCTATGTCTGCAGCGGTAGCGCCGCTGGTGGCCTGCAACACGTTCATATTGCGGTCGAAGTCTGCTGCCAGCTTCGTAGCAGCCACGCCGATGCCGATCAGGGGGAGCGTCACCCATCGAGACAGGTTATTGCCGATCTGCTGCGCATTGCGCGCAAAAGCATCCAGACCTTTGGATGCACCTTGCATCGCCTTCTGCGCCCCGCTGGCGTCCCCCCCGATAACCACCATGAGTTTTGCTGCCGTGATCGTCATTTACCTTGTTCTCCGTGTTCTATGCCTGTACCGTTCGTGCAGACGCTCCAAACGCTTCTCCGCTCGCTTGTTGTCAGCTTCTATCTCTGCCGCCTCAGCAGCCAGGTACATATTCCGCCAGGCGCTTGACTTTTTTGCCATCTTCCATGCCGGAATTCCTGCATACCTGGCTGCTTTCACGAGCGCATACCATTCGCCGGGTGGCTCTACGGCCTTTTCGCCAGAGAGCCACGCCGCAAGTTTTTTCGCTCTTCCTTGCTCACGGAGATGTCCTCCGTGATTGCTGCTACCACGTTCGAGATCAACTCCGTAGGCAGATCTCGCAGGCGTTCCAGGTCAGTCGAGACGATCACCGCTTCGCCATTCGCATCGAACAGAATGTCGCCGTGCTCGTCTTCTTCCGCCAGGTCCCACGTCTTCAGCACCTTGTTCAACAGGTAAGCCATAGCCCCTGCAGGGAGGCGCTGTAGCAGGATCTTCTGGTACATATCTTCCAGAATCGGCGTATACGCGTTCGGCGCATACGTCACGTGCAGCGCGTTTTCGCCTTCGCCGATGGTTACCTGGCCTTCGTTCTTCACCAGTACGCTAATTCGTGGCATGCTTGCCTCGCTTTCGCTTCACCGGTTCGATTTCCGATAGGACATCTGGAGAGAACTTTGCCTCGACAACCGGGTTGTCGATCGCAACGGGTTCGGGATATTCCAGGACAGCAATCCTTTTTTCCGGTGCAGTTCGGATCATCAAACCGGACGGGCTCTTTGTGTGACCCAATTCGATCCTGATGGTCAATCCAACCAGATCGTCTGAGATATCCTTGCCATCCAAAAGCACCTGGGCGCCGCCTGGCGCATCTCTCACGATTAGAACGCTCATCTCAGCCTCCTACAGCGAGCTCATCTCGTTGACGATCTCGACCTGGAACGCCTTGTTGCCCCAGGCCGGATCACTCACCGCTACCAGGTTGAACGGGGAAGTACGTAAGCCCTGGTTGTCACCGAAATCGTTCGGCTGGTCTACGCTCACACACATATCCAGCTTGAAGCTATACGGGATTGTCCCGGCCACGATGTCGCCAATGGACTGGATGCGGATATACTTCTTTCCGCCCGCCCGCAGCGTTGTGAGCCAGGCCATGCCTTCTTCGTCAGCTTCCTGCTCGACCGCCAGCGTCGCATCAGGCTCGGTCTCGGCAACCTTCCCAAAGCCGCGCCCGTAAGCGCTGCGCAGCAGGAAGATCGGGCCTTGCTTGTTGTTGATCGCCCAATCGATCTTGAATAAACCGGTCAGAGCTTCGGCAGCATCCAATTCTGCTTGAGTATCCGCCACATACACGTCGACATCCTCAGGCAGGATCGGCTCCAGATCAAGCGAGGTTGGCGCAACGCCTTTCGTAGCTTCCGTCACGGTGATATCCCCGCCAGGGGAGAACGTGTCCGATGCCGTCATGATGGCGACATCCGTCTGCCGCAGGGTGCCCCGGAATTCCACCGATACAGGCGTGCCTGGCAGATTTCCGCCCGTGCAGATCACGTCACCTGGGGCAATGTTGCTCAGCGCTTCGAGCGCCGATTGCACCGCCGCAGCCGCCGCGTTGTACTGGATCGTCCCCGACTGCTGCCCGCTGTAGGTCAGCCGGAAGCCTCCGCTGGCCGGCGTTCCGCCGGTCACTGCCACTTGCTGGACTTCGTTGGTGCTCATCTGTACGCCATCACTCAGCGAATTTCCAAATGCTGCGCCAGACAGTTCCAGGCCATCCCGGCTGAATGAAACGCCGAAATCCCGCATGGTCAGCCGTGCGAGCTGCTGCGCCCGCACGTCGCTGCCCTGCTGCGCGGTCAGTGTCTTGACCGGGTCCGCTGCCGTTGCGCTGGGTGCGAACGTCCATTTATAGGCCGTGGTCCCGCCTTGCTGCACCGGAGCGGTGTAGCCCAGGATCATGCTCAGCGGGTACACGATTTCGTTGTACGTCGCCACTCCGGAAACCTTCGCCTCCGTCCACTCCTTGTTAGGAACGACGATGGTATGAAACTTGCGTCCCATTGGCCGGAACTTCAGCGTTTCTGCCTTCGCCCCGATCTCGAACGACAGCGCCAACAGCTCCTTGCTGCAGGCGACCGGCGTACCTGCTGTGGTCTCGACGCCCACCTGGGTGCGCTGGTTAATCGTATTTACAACCGTATTGACTGTCATATCTTGCTCCTTCTGCGCTATTGCGCAAACACTCTAAAAAAGCCTCCCAGGTGTCTAATGGGCAGGCCGTCCGTAACTTCAGTCATCTTGAAAGGCGCTTCTCTTACGCACGCCAGAACGATCCCTTCGCCAGCGATCGTGTATCTTTGCCGGTGCAGCCGGCTGTCGATCAGCTCGGCAATCTCGCTCAAGTCTCCGAAAGATTGTGTAGGCATAACTGCTTTCACGATCCACGTTCCCCGGGTCATGATCCGCACGCCGCTCAGCGTCATCACATCCTCCGGCGTTTGCAGTTGATAGATCACCAGCGGAAATGTTGATCCACGAGGCGCTACGTCTGCATATACGCGGTCGGAAACGCCCACCGCATTGTTCGCCAGGCGGGTATATAGCCAGGTCTCGACCGTGACCAGCTCAAGCCCCGGAGCTGCCATGCTTTTCCTCCAGATCTGCCAGCCGCATCTGCGCCAGCTTAAGCTCAAGCTCCAATGTGGCGATTTTACCCAGGTACTCGCCGGTCAGCTCCCGCAGAGCCTGGTTCTGCCGCTTCAGGATCTCGACCTGCGCCGCATCGATTGCTTGCTCTTCGATCTGCTGTTGCAGCTCGGCTTGTGCCATTTTGCTATTCAAGAATCCGCTCATTTTGGTTTTATCCTGGTTATCCTTTTAATCCTGAATATCCTGTTCCTTAATTGCCATTCGCTACTTGCATCATCGCCGCCAGGAACGGCGGCCATTCCGCATTGACCGCCGGTTCCATGAATGGCCTGGCAGCCACGTGTGCGCCGCCAAATTCCAGCAACGCTGCATAATCCCGGCTGGTAAACACGATCCCGGTCAGCCCGCCGTTCTCGAAGTCCACCTGGATGCTGTTGACCAGATTGCCGTAATCGATCGCCGGCGCTTCCCCGGGTGCGCTGGCCAGGTGGGTCTTACCGCCTGGGCGCTTGTAGATCAGGCCGGTCTTGGGCGGTTCCATCGAGAGCTTGACCCGGCTTTGCACGTTGAACGTGGCAACCCTGACCACCGCAGTCGCCCGTTGCGTCATTTTCTGCCCCATGATCGGCAGATGATCGAATTCCTTCACAATCCTGGTCTTTATCATGCCGGAGTCACCATTGCTCTCTTCGAGAATTCCCAATCGCTATGCAAAACTGTCGTTACTCGAAACGTTCTCCCATCTACGGTCACTTCATCATCGTTTTGTGCGTTCGTATCATGAGGAAAATACACCATATATTGATCCCGGTTATCGATCCGGCCAGCGATCACCTGGCCCATCAGCGACAGCCCACTGCGCTGGCCAGCAGCAGAAACCCGGCAGATCGCCGTTCCTACCGGAGTTCCAGCCTCGTTGGAGCCGCCCATTGCGTCGCTGGTCAGCGTTATCCGGCTGATCACCGCCGTCTGGAACATCTGGGCTTCCAATGTCGAGCGGATATCCTCGATCTCAGCTGCGCTGAGCGCAAGGGTTGACATTAGAACCTGTCCTTCTCCGAGCCTGCCAGGTCGGTGCGCTGCATCTTCGTGGACTTCATGCTGCCCTGGCTGCCCAACCGTCCGCCAGCCAGGTTGGCCCCGAAGTTGGCTGCCATCTCTACGCAGTGCCTATACAGCGCCTCGCGGTCGAAACGCTGCCAGTCTACCGAGAAGTTCACCGCATTCCAGACATGCGACGCTTTCATCAGCCAGGTTTGCCTTGCTGCGCCGATCAGATCGTAGGAATACCCGCTCCAGTACCTGGCGCTGCCCTCAGTATCATTGTTGAAGGCGATCGACAGATCCCGCTCGTTGAATGCAAATGCGCTGCCGGCGATGTTTGCCCCGGTCGAGTCATACACCCGGAAAACGTCCGTTCCACCTGCCGTGCCTTCTACAGCATTCCCGGCATTGTATGGAATGACGTAACGCTGGTAGATGTACTCGGCATTCACATAGTCCGGCTCGACGCGCAGCGCCAGGTCGATCTTCCGTGTTCGGAATTCGTCCAGCGTCGCCTGCAGGTGGTTGTCGCTCCAGTAGGTTTCGTCGCCGAGCGTATAATCGGATATACCGGCCTCGGTCATCTGCCGTAACCGCTGGACTAGATTAGCCATTCCGTTACGCATGGATCATCTCCTGAAACTTGATGGTGTACATGTAAAACGGCGGCAGGCAGTGCTCTTCGTGCATCGCTGTGGGCGCTCCGGATTCGTCAGCCTTTAGGTTTACCTTCTGAACTTCACACGGAGGAACTGTCCGCTTTTTGGTCGGCCATCCGCTTACGCCAGGATTTTTGACCATTGCTCGCCAATCCTTTCGGGTGCAAAGCGCAATGCCTCTTCACGCACCCTGACCCGGCTCTCGTAGTTCTGATAAAGCTGGGCGTCGTAAGTGAAGAAATTTTCTAGCGCCCATGCCACGCCCTTAGCTGTTGGCCGACTCCACCAGCCGCCATAAGGCGACCAAACCTTATTTTGATAATCAGAGCCGATGATTACACGCCCATGCCCGTTTCCACTGGTCTCCGGCATCGATGTGGTGTTATTGATAATCACCGGCGTTCCACAAGCCATAGCCTCTGCGATGCACAGCCCAAAACCCTCAGCCGCGCTGGCGTGCAGCAGCACGTCCATCGCCCGATAAAGGATCGCCAGTTGTTCATGCGAGCTAAATCCGTAGGCCCTGGCCCATTCCGAGGTGAATAGCGCCATATCCCGGCAGCCATATTGGTCGAGCAGCGCTGCCAGGTTGACTGCCCCAAATGGATCGCTGTGTATCAATAGCCTTGCATCCTGGACGCCTGATGATTTTGCCCAGATGCACCAGCCTTCCACCTGTTCCGCCAGCGCCTTGCGGTCGCCGGCGATATTGGCCGCCACGATCCCGGCTACTTTGGCGTTCTCTGGCAAGCCAAGTATCTTTCTCGCTTCCTGCCGGTCGCCTAGTGAGAACTTGCTCACATCCACCGGTGCAGGGATCGCGTGGAATCTTTCCATTAGTTTCGGTTTTTCGCTCAGCATCACATTCAGGCCGAAGGTGCTAAGCGCCACACACTGCGTCATGTGTTCTAGCTGCCCTGTCAGGTGGTAGGGCATCGGTCGCTGATCGACCGGGAACCAACCGATCCAATCCCGCCCGGCGACCCGGTAGCCCTCCATCGGCAGCACCCACGGGTCGAAGATGGAAATCACCAGATCGGAATTTGTTATTTGGCACAGCGTACCGATGATATCCAGCCCCCACCGGTCACGGTTGGGAAGATATGCATCGAAACCGTGCCACTCGATCACGCCTGGCCCGTGGCTGTCAACTACCAGCAGCGTCACCTGATGGCCCAGCGCCTTGAATATCTCCGTCGAGAGTTTTGTCTGCACGCCATACCCGGTAGGCCTCCAGGGAGCATGACCAGCCAGAATGATGTTCATTTCGCCTCCGCTGCAAATCGCTGTAGAAAATCATTCCATGCCGGGATCATGATCGTCTCGGCGTCATATTCCAACGCCCGCACCCGGCATAGCTGACTGCGCCGCTCTTTCTCGGGCCGCGGCTCGATCATTGCGTTCAGCATAGCATCCGCAATCTCGTACACGTGCGGGGTGACTCTCCAGCCGCCCTGGGCTTCCCAAAACGGCTCGCCTTCCACCAACCAGCCCGAAGAGCCGATCAGCTCTGGCATCGAAGTGCAATTCGTCCCGATCACCGGCGTTCCGCACGCCATCGCTTCCATGATCGGGATCCCGAACCCTTCACCCGTGGATGGATTCGCCAGCACGTCCATCGCCCGGTAGAGCTGTACCATCGCCGGCTCTGGATAGCCTAAAAGGTAATCGAACGCATTAGCAACGATGATCTGTTTGCCAACCTCCAGGCCCGCGCTCTTGGCAATCGTATTGACGTTCACCCCGCCGTGTGTTTCATCGGGGATCATATGCAGATACAGCAGCGCCTTGTCGTTCTGTTGATAAACTGAAGAAAACGCCATAATGACTTCAGGGATGCTCTTGCGGCTCGGGTAGCCGATGTTTGCTGCGATCATCCCCACCAGGAAACAGTCGGCAGGAAGATTCAGCAGCTTTCGAGCTTCCAGCTTATCGCCAGGCATGAAACTACTTGTGTTGATCCCATGCGGGATATACGCAGCATCGATTCCGGCTTCTTGCAGCACTCGCAGGCCGTGCTTGCTGTAAGCTACTACCCGGGTAGCTGCGTGCAGTGAATCTATGATCGGTTGAGAGGCTTTCTCGGTATCCACCGGCGCCCAGGCAATCCAACGGTTGTGCCAGCTCTCCCGCTTTGCGAAATTCAGCGTCCAGGCGTCGTACAGGCTGATAACCACGTCAGCCTGCCAGTCGTCGGCGTAAGCCTGGATCACGTCGTTCGAGAACTTATCTCGCCCGACCGGGTAGATTTTCACCCCGCCGATATCCAGCCTTGACCCTTGCAAACCATAATTAGCCGCCACTGCCAACTCGTGTCCGAGCTTGGGCAGCATCCGGCAAACCAACCAGGTCTGATTTCCGTATCCGGTAGGGGACCAGGGGGTGTTGGAGACCCATAAGATGCGCATGTTCACCTCGAAGAGGCCGGAAGTCGAGTGAAACCTTCCGGCCTCCAAACATTCTCAGGCTGCTTACGCCTTCGAGCCGATGCCGTCAACGAATTCGATCACGGCAGTCATCACGCCAGGCGCAACCGTGCCATTCTCGGCATAGTTGGCGACCAGCCACTGGCCTTCGGTCAGGTCGCCCAAACCGGAGGTGATGGTGATCTCTTTGGCAGTGTTGGCTGTCCAGCCGCCAGTTCCGCCAGCAGTCCCGCCAATATTGGTGGCAGCCGTTCCAGGCGTGCCGCCGTTCAGCAGGTTTATGGCAAAGTAGTTCGTGCCATGCGCAGCCGTAGTCCGATCAGCGGAGATAAACGCCTTCTCGACGGTGAACACATGCCTGTCTGGGACACGCAGCAAAGGAACCTTTGCATCCTGCCCCGGGTCATAGATCGCAACAGATAAAACGTGCCGGTTCTCAATCATCGCTGCCTCCTAAGTGGGCTCGGTCGCGTCGTGGGTCAGGCCCGCGGCGTACTCGGTGCGCAAGATACCAACAGCATAGCCTGCGCTCATGTTCATCTCGGTCGCCTTGCGGCTCGCATCGCGCTCCGGTTCCAGGATCGGCGCCTCACGGCTGTCGAAGCCCAGGGACTGCGGATTGAACACTGCCGAAACTGCATCGGTGCTCGCATCGATAGCAATGTTTGCCGAAATAAACCAGGTAGCGGAAAGCCATCCGCCGACGAAGAAACTGCGCAGCGCCTCGTTCGCCATGTCGCCCAGGAAGGCTCTCTGGCTGGCCGGCTGGCCCAGCTCCGTCCAGACATCGTGCCATCCATACGGATGCAGCACGAAGTACAGCGGGTTGGGAGCCTTCGCATTGCGCAGGACGCTGATAGCGGCTGCGCACTTGGCGATGCTCAGGGCCGTGTTCGCTGTGCCCTTGTTGGTAGTCAGGCTGGCGAACAGCGTGACCAGGTCAAGGTCGATCTTGGTGCCGATTGCTCCACCCAGCTCCTGGGAGCAATCGGTGCGGGCGTTATCAGGATCGGTTTGCACCCGTTCGTCCGTCAGCAGGCTCTGCGCCATGACAACTGCCGGAGTCAATGTTGCTTTGAGTGTCTTGTCGAACGTGGTGGGGTTCTGGAAATCAATGCCCTCGGGCTTGGTCTGCGCAGTGATCGTCGGATAGATTCCGAGCTTGCGCGCCATATACCCTGTGGCACTGAAGTTGCGCACCAGCGGGACCATCAGGTTGGTCTCGCGTGCCACGAAGAGCGCATCCTCGTAGATAAGGTTATACAGACTGTTCAGGTCTGCAATTGTAGAAATTGCCATAACAAACTCCTTTAGCCAGGCTTAATTCCTGGCCCTTGAGGCTTGGGTGTGAAGAACTCCTGCCCGGCTCCGTAACCTCCGAAGTATCGCTGCCGGCGTTCTTCATCAGTAACAATTCTCTTGCCGTCGCCCTCCGGGTTGGTGATCCCAATCGGCGGGGCAACCGGCTTTGATGCCGGTTTTGCCAGTGTCCACGGTTCTTCGGTCGCCAGCTTTTCGATGGCTTCCTTCAGACCCGTGTACGAACCATTCTCAGCCTTCTTGATCCCTTCCAGATTGAGCAGCTTAAGCGCAGCTTTTGGATTAGCAAATCGCCCGGACATCAGTCCCAGCGCCTCCACCTGGAGAGCGGCCTGCTCGGCCTGCGCCGTCAGTTGGGTAGCCTGCGCTTCCAATTCCTGCGCTCGTGTCTGCATCTGCTTCAGCGTTTCCGCCTGGCGCTCCGCATCCGTCTTCTGAGCATCCAGGGCTGTCTTACCGTCCTGGAGCGCTTTCTTCAGCGTCTCGGGATCCTCGAAGCCAAACTGCTTCAGCAGCGAAGCCCGTGCCCGTTCCAGGCGCTCCGAGAGCTGCGCCGGCGTCAGCTTAATCTCTTCGACGATCGTTGGCGGTGGTTGGGAACCCGCTGGCTGCGTCCCAGCCGGGCTGCTATTACCGGGCGTAGTGCCCCCGCCCGTCGGGGTATTTGCAGCCGCAGACTCGCCAGTCGGCGCTGGTGCGCCGCTCCCGCCGCCTTTATCAGCATCGAAGAACGTTACAGGTTCAAGTAGGTTGAATCTCATGGTTTCCTCCGCAATTTACCGCTGCGTAGCGTTATAGACTTACCTTCCGAATTCCAAACAACTGCCAAGAAGGAGTTGTTGATCATCGTGATAGTTTCCCGACCTCGGCTCGCAGACTTTCCAGTGTCGCCTGCGCATCCTGGTCGATTTCATCCTCCCGTTCGGGGGAGGATGGGGGTACGGCAACCTTTTCCGGTTTAGGTTCGGCCTGGCTACCGTCAAGCGCCTTGAGCGCCTTGCTCAATCCGTCGCGCTCGATCCCATAGCAAGCCAGCGCCAGGGTTGCCCGGTCGCCTTTCACTGCCTTCAATTGCTCGATATGCAGTAGGGCGTTCGCTGCCCAGCGCTGTTCCAGCAGCCGCCAAGACTTTGGCGGGATGTTGGTCAGCCGCCTGACCCGCTGGGGAGCGTTGAAGTCACATAGCGTCGTCAGGTCGTTGCCTGAACGCTTCTGAATCCGGTCAGCCAGGCTGCCCGCTTTTTCTGCGTTCACCTGGCTGTTCAGTTTCTTCGATAACTCTTGGGCGTCTTTCAGCATAACCTCTCCAGAAACAGAACACGGTCAAGAGACTTTTCCTGTCTCTTGACCGTGTGTGTGACGCCTCTCCCGGCGTCGTCCTACAGCCCGCGGCGGTTAGCCGCTTTTCACTTGGAGGTGCGATGCATCTGGTTTTGATGCGTTGCACCTGCTGCTACCACTAAAATTTACCGCTTCCCAAACCGCTACCGATAAACCAAAATTTTGAGTCGCAGAGCGGAACCCAGGTCTCGAACCTGGCGCCTCGGCGGAGGTGACACCGCGTGCAACCCGTTACACCTGTTCCGCTTGTGTCTTACGGAGCTTCTCCACGCTGCCCGTCCCGAGCAGCGAGAGCGAACTCACTCCGTTCCCGTCGATCTGGATTATAGCGAGATGCGCCCCGGAATGCAACGAGCGAATCCGCCGAATCAGCTTCATTTCGCCTTCGGTCAACAAAAACAGCCCTTCCTTTGGGGCCGCAGCGTTTGAATTTTGGTCATTTGCCATAATAAATGTTCGCCTTATCTCCCAGGATTTCATGCAATGTTGCTTCCCGCTTCATCGGGCCATAGATCGGATTGGTATAGGTCTTGGTAAGCTGGTCGAACTCGAAGGCCCCATCTTGCCAGGCTTTCCACTTCGCCGGCCCCATCATCTCTCGCTGCAGGGCGTCGGTTTGTTTCTTGAACCATTCCTCACCTGCCGGGATATGCGGCTGGAATTCTTCGATCCCCACCAGCCCCAGGTCTGCATAACTCACTGTGTCAGGGACGGAGAAACATCGCCCCCTGTGATGGTCGTTCTGGATCTCGGCCAATGAGTGAAAGCTTCCATGTAGGGCGATACAGCTCATGCACGTGCGCCGGTCCAGCGCAGAGATCCAATACCAGCCCTTGATGTACTTCGAGTTCGCCAGGTACATCTGGTGCGTGCTGACCCGGTACGACCAGATCACCGCTGTGCGCGCCATTGTCAGCGCCCAATCCAGGCCTACGCCCAACGCCTTCGCCATGATCCTGGCGATCTCGTTCGAATGCATCCCCTCCACGAACCCGCTCAGCAGTTGCTGGCGTACCATCCGGGCCACGTCGTCTGCAAACTGGTTGCGGATCATCGCAAATAGCGGCCCGTCCGGGTCCAGGAAGCCGTACAGGTTATACACCGTCCGTTTGTCCAGCCTGGCCCAATCCGCCATCAACCTGGCCGTCTCCAAACCTGGCAGCATCGCCTGTGTCAGCGCCAGCGTATCGATCCCGGCCATCTCGATCTCTAATTGGATGGCCTGTTCGATATTCTCGGCCAGGATTTCTGCAAACCTGGCGATCTCCCGCTTTACGCCATCCAGCAAGCTTTGCAGCGCTGCCAGGCGAGCCAGGCTGCCAGGACCGGCAGCCTCGACCGCTTCTTGCAAGGCAAGGATAGACGCCTTTAAGTTATTATAAGATGCCAGGTAATCTCGCAGCAGCCGGTTCAAGATCGCCGCATCCCGGGCATTCATTGCCTGGCGCACCTGGAGCATCCGTTCCAGGAGGGGGGAGCCGCCTGCAGGGAAGGTCATTTGCGCACCACCACATCACCGCTCTGGGTGTAGTCTGCCATGTGGGTGACCAGGCAGCGCAGGTTCAGCCGGATGCGCAGCCCCACCGTTTTCAGCATCTCGGTGAACTCTACATCTTCGCCCTGGTAAAAGCCTAATTCGTTATTCCAGCGCACCCGTTCGCGTACGCTCTTCCTGAGCACCATGATACCGCCGGTAAGCGACAGGGCGGGATGCCATTTGACGGAATAGTCCAGCAGTTGGTCTCGCCCATCCTGGTGGGTCTTCCAGTCCCAGTACCGGCTCCCGTCCGGATTCTGGATGCGCACCGCCATCACATCCCAATCGTCGCCGTATTCGCAGTGCTCCAGCCCCCAGGCGAAGTCATGATCGAACAGGATATCATCATCAGCCAGGATGATGGTGTTGTAGTATGCCCTATCGCAAACCAGGTTGCGCATCGCCCCCAGATTTCCGTTCTGCGCCAGGGTAATAGCCGGAACGAATCTCAGGATACCAAGCTCGATCAACCGCATTATGGAAAGTCCGCCATGTGGGTAATCCATAACTGGAACGTTATTTCCGCAGAGAATGATTTCGAAATTGCTTTCTGGGAAAACATGTAGGGATAAAATGCTACCAATTTCTCTACCCGTCTTCTCCGGCTCTTTTCCGTCCGTGATAATGCAGAACGAATACCCCTTCACCGCAGCACCTCCAACGCAGTCAGCCCGCCGCCGCTTTCCAGCAAGTCACGGTATTCAACAATCTCGGTCCGGTTTCGGAATGGGTTATAAACCTGGGCGAACCCGCTATTTCCCAACGCGAGAAAGTTCAGCATGACCGCCCAATGCCGAATTTTTCCAGCCCGATCGACGACGCCATTTGTCTTGATTCCAACCCCGATAATGAGAGTGTTGAGAGCAGCCAGGCGCGCCGGCGACGGTGGATACTTGGCATCGAAGCGCAGATTGACTGCTTTGATGCCAAGCGCTGAGAGCATAGCCCACAGATCGGCGACCCCGGACCCCAAATTATTCGCCAGGATCCTCTGTGCCGGTGTATAGGCTCTACGCCAGGCGAAACACGCCGGCAGTACGTCCATCCCGGCCAGCGCAGCACAGCAAAACTCGCCGCACAGGTTGTAATGGATCCTCCGCACCCCTATTTCCCCCAGGTAAATGTATTGGGGAGCCCTGCCGGCGTACACCGCATCCAGGATCTCGTTATCCTTCGGAATGCGTAGTTGCCCGGAAGGCAGAAATGGATCGTGATAGTCTTCCAGCCAATCGGCGCGCACGAAACCGATCTTGTTACTCACCCGCACCTGGGCAAATTCGTCGCCGACTGCAATCGGTCTTTCCAGCGACACGATCTCACCGGTCTCCAGGTACTTGATGATCTTCGAGCTGTATCCTGGCTCGGCATACATCGGGTTTTGACGGATCAGAAAGGATGCCATGCGTCGCCTCTCACGAACAACACAAGCGAACCGGATTGCCTGTCTAGCGCCCATCCGGGGGTATGCCTGGCGATATCGACAACCCGCTGCACGCCTGGATGCCGGTCATCGCAGTCATGCAGCATCACATAATGCCGGGTGATCGATGATGCGATCACCCAGTCGGTGAAACAGCCCTGGAAGCTATGGTCGCCATCGATGAAGAACGAATCGGGATTGGCTTCCGGGAATGGGAAAGGCCAGGATGGCTGCATGATCACCTGCACGCTATAGGTCACGCCAAAGCGCTTTAGATTCTCTGTGACGATCTGCGGTGTTGGTTTCTTCCCTACCGCCGGGTCGCCGGTCTCCCACCAACCGCCTTTCATCGGATCGATGGTAGTCACGTATTTGGCCCCGGCCAGCGCCGCCAGGATCGCAGTTCCGCCCCACAGGCAGCCGGTTTCGATATGGGTGGCGCTGTCCTTTACGATGGACTCTATCAACTTCGCTTCCGAATCTGATACGCCGATCCTTCCATCGATTTTCTCTGTGATGTCATCGTAAATCGTCATAGACTCCGTCCTTCGTCATCTTATCCCACCAATCCGCACCATAGCGCACACTCAGGATCGAGCGCATGTTCTCGGTAGCCAGCTCCCGCCGCGTCTGCGCATCCATCCCCATCCGGCGCATCGTATAACCGATGTCCGTGATCTTTTCCATGCGCACCCGCTCGTCAACCCACAAGGTCAGCCCCGACATTCTGGCCTTCCAGCAGGTCTCCAGATCGATCCCCCAGCCGTAGATCAGCTTTGGGTCGAAGCGCCCGATGCTATCGAACCACTCCGCTCGCCACAGTGCAGCGATATTATCGATCATCCAGGTTTTTCTTGGCCTCGGTGCCGCGTCAGGTCGGGTAATGAGATGCTTCCAGGTGGTCGTGCTTCGCGGCGTCAGCGCCGGATGAATACCTTCCGCATCTGGATGCTCTATAAGCCATTCCGCCATCGGTTTCAACACATCCCCGCCTCCCACAAATGCCGCGCTGGTGATCATCATCCAATACGACAGGTACTTTTCTCCTTGCATGGCTGCCAGTGCATTGGCATACTGGATCCCGGCCAGCCATCCGTTCGTAGTTTGCACATTCCGACCTAGAGTCAGGGATGTATAACGGCTGGGATCCTGATCGCTGCCATTATCCACCACGATCAGCTCATACGGCCAGCGCACGAATTCGTGAATGTACTCTGCCAGAGCATCCGCCCGTTCCGGCATATTGTAGTTCACGATCACGATAGCAACTTTAGTGGTGTCCATTCTTCCGCTTCCCCAGCGCCTGCGCCGCCGTAAGCTCCAAACCCTGCCGTTTTGCCAGCGCATTCCACCACACCGCAAACTGCGCTGGTAGCAGTACCCGCTTTTCCCTGGCGCAACCCCATTTCCCGCAGCGCTGTCCCCACATGATCTCATGCTCACAGAAACCCATCCGGCATGGCCTCGCCGATGGGGATGGGTCTGGCGCTCCCATCTTCCAGAGATCCATCAGATCGTCCTCCGCCCCCGGAATGCCATCCATCAGCGGCAGCAGCACGCGCCGCAGATCGTAGATGCTAACCATCCTGGCTGTTAGATTCTGGTCTGTCTCTGCCATTGCTCACCTCCTGATTGTTCTGCCCACCACGGTCGAATTGATCCATCAGATACTGCCCCAGGGTCGCCTGTTCTTTGCTCTCCTGGCGCATCCGTTCCTGTTCGGTCTTCCAATCCCGGCCCAGTTCCTCGCTGGCCGTCTGCCGGCTCACTACACCCATGGCCACTTCGGTCTGCAGTTCCGCCGTGGTTTCTTTGGGATCCTCGGGAAGCGGCTGCGGCCACACGATCACCGTCTCTGCCGCCTCCTGCCCCGACATCTCCAGAATGTGGCTGTTAAGACTGCGCAGCATCTTGCCATACGTCAGCCGTTTGTCGCCCATTTTGTGCTGCGCCCGGATGCTCAACACCCGCAGCGCAAAGTTGGTGATCTGACCAATCTTGTCCTTGTAAACCGATAGATCCAGCCCGCGCCCGATGGTCCAGAATGCTGTGCGCACCAGGTCGATCACGGCCAGCGAGCTCTCCAGGTCGCTCTGCATCTCCAGGTTGTAGATTTTC